CCCGTAGCTATAGACTGTACTTACAAAAGCCTAAAATTGCTTATGAGAAGAGCAAGCCAGACTCTTCAAATAATTTGGTTGGATCCACACCTTGATAGCTTGATCCAAAAGCAGGTTTAATCCGTTCCCACATAACTTCATATGTGGGGAGATCTAAGACTCCCCGAAGGGTTGGATTTTTAGCCTGAATGTTTCTAATTGATTTTACAAAAGCGTCATAATCTGGGCGGCCCCAGAAGAACATCTCTCGTATTGCGGAGTCAACATAAGCTCCGAACTGCTCCTCAGGTGATAAAGGAGTTTCGTTTGGTTTCTTTAGCCAATAAAATTTCTTATAAATACTAGCTTTTTCAATGGGCGCGAACCAACACCCAGTCTCCTCGTCAAACCTATCATGACGTTTCAAGAAGTCCGTTTCTTCAAGTGGGAGATACGGTACACTTTCTGATCCTTTATCAGCCATAGTGTAGCCAATGCCAATCTGCTCGAAAGCTTTTTGACAATTTGTATGGTTGAACCAGGGGAGATTTTTGACAGATAATCGATTGTCGTCTCCATAGGTTCCAAGGCGCACATGTGTGTGAAACATAGGAGCTTTACGCTCAAATGCACCTTTATTTTCTCGCCAGATACTATAATAAACATATCGCATCATAATAGAGTTTGCCATTCCATTTAACTGAACTGTGATAGGTTGTCCAGATGGATTCATATTGGCAAAGTTAAAGAGCTGTCCCATAAATAAAACATTGGGATTACAGATGTCGGTTAAACATCCTTTGAGGGCTTCAATTTCCTCATCGCTCATAACACCCGCACGTTTGAACATATTTACGATGATCTGTGCGACTCCGGTGGTAACTTGTTGACTCATTGTGGTATCAAAACCTGAGAAGTCACCGGCGAAACAATGCTGAGTTGAGTATTCAGCAAAGAATTCACGAAATTCCTTCCATTCTCGTGAACCGGGATTCATACCTACCATACATTCGGACTCTTGCCAGTGGTTCCTTAAGAACATGATGAGACCAGGTAGTACCCTGCGCGCATTAACCAAAAATGCGACTGGTGAGCCAAAGAACTTACGAACTTTCTCATTGGCTTTTTCTTTACCTAAAAGCTCGTTCACCTTCGAGCTTGCTTTAAAAATAGCTTCGGAACTTTCACCCGCTATCCAAGCATTCCAGACCCTAGAAACTTCCTCTTGTACACCACTATCGTCCACGAATTCACGTGGAACTAGAGGCAAAGATTCGTCCATTGGATCCTTCTTTAGGATTTTGCTTTTTGAACAATTAAGTGGGTGCCCGGCAGAGGTTGAATTGGGCATTCCGCTGAGGCCAAAGACCCCAATTCCGTCTAATGCTTCTTGTTCTGAGAAACAACGGAATAGTTCCTGTACTTCTTCTGGATTTTTGTCCATTACCTCGTACAATCTAGAACCATAATCATCGATCGCCTCCCCAAGTATATCAGCTTCGTAATGCTGATTTGGAGTGGTTAGCTTATTAAGGGTTTTCATGCCTTTAGCTAGATCGTTTGGTTTTGTTGGTGGTTTATGCTGACAAGGGCCAAATTCTTCTACTATCCCTTCAAAGTCAGTTTTGTGATATGGTGGTCTGCTATTTTCGATCATTGGCATTCCATCTTTAGTCACTTCACCATAATAAGTGTGAATTGCATCGCGTCCTTTACCATCATCACGTTGTGAGTGGGGGACTGCATTTGCTACACTATAA